AGGCAGCTTGCGGCGGTGGTCGCAGTGGGCCTCCGTCAGCTGGCGGTCCAGAGCGGCGGCATCCACCCGGATGCCCATGGAAGAAAGCTCAAAGCTCCGCTCCAAAACGGGGTTCCACATGAGGATGTCGCCGTTGAGGTTCCAGTCATCGTAGTCGGGAGCACGGCCATCGTGCTTCTGGCCGGAATGGAGGGTCTTGCCGATCTGCATAAGGAATACCGTACGGTACTGGCGGCAGATCTCCGTTTCCCGCTCATTGGGCGTCAGGTCGGGGTAACGGTCCTCCAACTCCTGGGTGGTAATGAAATGTACATCCCGCTCCGGCTTGAAGGTCAGCACGGGATAGGCGTTTCGCAGGGCGGCGGAGGTGTCACAAATGGCGCCCACGATGTCCCGGACCGTGTCCTTCAAATACTGCATATTCCGGTTGGTCACGTCGATGTGCTTTTCCCAGTCCCACTGGTCCACATAGATGGAGTGGAGGTTATCCACCTCCTCGTCCCGGCGGATGGCGTTCATGTCGGTGTAAAGGCCGGTGCCCACCTTGAACTCATACCGCTTCAGGGCCAGACGCTTCCACTTGGCCAGGGAATGGACCACCTGGCCGTCGGTGCCCACATCGGGAATATCAAAGGTCACGGCCCGCTCCACGCCGTTGAGGTCATCGTTCAGGCCGGTGCTGCCGTCCACGAACAGGGGGGCGGAGACCCGGTGCAGGTTCAGCCGGACGGACAGGCTGTGCTGAAATTCCTCGTGGATGAGTTCAATGGCCCGCTGCAATTCATTGTTGGTCAGGGGCATCCGGTAACCGGCAGGAATGGTGAGTTTACTCATATCGATATACAGTCCTTTATCTGAAATTCAAAATCACATCGCCAGGGAAAGAAGCAGAGGCGTCACATAGGCCTCCATGGCGGCAGCCACTGCCAGCAGGGGGATCAGGACCAAAAGCAGCAGCCAACTCATCAGCGTCACGCAGTCCCACAGGGGCAGCGCGGTCTCATCGTGGCGGCAGCGGCGGGTCATTTGACCGCAGACATATAGGCCCATGGCGAAGGCCAGCACCAGCGCCGGCAGCTCAAACATACCGTGGGGCAGGATGCCCAGCAGAAACGTCAGGGGAGAAACGCCGGAGACAAAATAGTAGGAGGCCAGAAAACCAATGACCATGGCGTTGACGCCCAGCGCCAATGCGGACAGCTGCACATAGGGCAGCAGACCGTACACCATGGTGACGGAGCAGGCCCGCACATTGTTGGAAAACAGCGCCAGGGCGGAAAAAGACCCATCCTCATTGGAGATGTCCATGCCGCCGAACAGGGGCAGCACCTGACCTGCCAGCAATTCCCGCAGGGAAGGGGACGCCATGCAGGCACCGAAAAAAATCAAAACCAGCAGGCAAAAGGCGATGGCGGAGCGTTTGACCTCCTGTCCGAAGCCTCTGTGCCAGTGATCGGCCAGAAGTTGAAACTGGCGTTCCAGCTGACTCATTGTTTCAGCATATCCAGACCAAAGCGCAGTCGGCGCAGGGTCTCGTCCTTTCCGAGAATGTGGCACAGCTCCACAGCGCCGCCGGGAGTCACCAGCTTGCCGGCCACGGCGATGCGGACAGGCCACATGAGCGTGGCGTTCTTCACACCCAGAGACGTGGCCAGGCCGATGAGGGTGTCATGGACGGCATCCATGGTCCAGTCGGTGACGGCTTCCAGAGCGGGGATCACGGCCTCCAGCATGGCGGCGGACACGGCGGAGTCGGTTTTGGATTTCTTGTTGGTATAGAACTCCGCACTGTATTCCGGTAAAGCGTCAAAAAAGTCCACCTTCTCGGGGATATCCGTCAGCTTTTCGCAACGGGCCTGCAGCAAAGCGGCGATGGCCGCGGTGTCAATGGCGGGATTCTTCACGCTCTGGCGGATGTAGGGTTCCGCCACCTTGGCAAACGCCTCTGCCGGCAGGGCGCGGAGGTACAGGGCGTTGAAGTGCTCCAGCTTGACAATGTCAAAAATGGCGGGAGACTTGGAAATGCCGGCAATGTCGAAAGCATCCACCAGCTCCTCCAGAGAGAAGATCTCCTGCTCGCTGCGCTCACCCTTGGGCGCCCAGCCCAACAGTGCCACATAGTTCAAAACGGCGGGGGTCAAATAGCCCTTGGCGATCAGGTCCTCGTAAGAGGGGTCGCCATGGCGCTTACTCATTTTGTTGTGCTGGTCCCGCATGACGGGAGAGCAATGGACGTAGGTGGGAATGTCCCAGCCGAAGGCCTCGTACAGAAGGTTGTACTTGGGGGCGGAGGACAGGTACTCGCTGCCCCGAACCACGTGGGTGATTCCCATCAGGTGGTCATCCACCACATTGGCAAAGTTATAGGTGGGCAGGCCGTCCCGTTTCAGCAGCACCTGGTCGTCTAAAGTCTTGTTTTCCACGGTGATGTCGCCGAAGCTGACATCGTGGAAGGTGGTGGTGCCCTCGTGGGGGATGCGCTGGCGGATGACATAGGGCTTACCGGAGGCCAGATTGGCCCGGACCTCCTCGGGGCTCAGGCTGCGGCAGGGGTCATCCGCCCGCTCCCAGTCGCCGGAGTCTTCCTCGGACTCCGTCTTTTCACAGAAGCAGTAGTAAGCCGCGCCCTTTTCCACCAGCAGCTCGGCATATTTGCCGTAAAGTCCCCGGCGCTCGGACTGGATATAGGGCCCCACGGGGCCGCCTACATCGGGACCCTCGTCGTGGTCCAGGCCGCATTCGGCCAGGGTGCGGTAGATGACGTCCGTAGCGCCCTCCACCAGACGGCCCTGGTCCGTGTCCTCAATGCGGAGAATAAAGGTGCCGTGGTTATGGCGGGCAATGAGCCAGGTGTACAGGGCGGTGCGCAGGTTGCCCACATGCATATAGCCGGTGGGGGAGGGGGCGAACCGGGTGCGGACCTTTCCCTTGGGGATACGAGCTTCCATCTCGTCAAAAAATTTCATATCAAGCGCCATGAATGTACCTCCATGCCAGTAATTTACGCAATACAACACCCTACATTATCTCTTTTCCGGGGGGACTTGTCAAGGCTGGATTGTCCATCACTGCAAGAATGTAGATGCTATCGTAAAACCCGAAGGATGAAATCGTCCTTCGGGCTTAATTTTTTACCCGGAAAGGGGGTGTCCGTGATGGCTGGCAAATACCTTACCCTCCAGGACAGAAAGACCATCGCAAAGATGTACCGCGAGGAGGCCCGCGTGCTGGACATCGCAATCAAGATCGGATGCCACCCTGCGACCATCTACGAGGAGCTGCGCCGGGGCGACACGGGAAAGCTGGACGAGCGCCAGCGCCCGGAGTACGACCCCAAGCTGGCCCAGGGCAGAGTGCAGGAGGCTATCCGCCGCCGGGGAAACCGGCGGAACGCCGCTACCGTAACGGACGGGCAGTAAGCCCGGAAACACAAAGGAGGACAGAGACATGAAGGAAAAGACCATTGAGCTGGGCAAGGTGCGCCAGGGCGAGCGCTTCAAGCTGGACGGCGTGGAGTTCGTAAAGCTGGACTGTGACGAGGAGGCAACCTTCGTTTTGACCGCTGACACTCTCCCGGAGTGCTGCGCGTTTGAGGACGACGACGCGGAGCGCGAGGACCACAACAATTTCGACAGAAGCCTCATTCAGAAGATCATGGAGCGCTTCTGGAGAGAACAGCACTCCCCAATCTTCAAGGCCACTGTGGAGCGGCCCATCGACTTGACCAGCATGGACGGCATGACGACCTACGGAAAGCCCTTTACCGTCGCCCGCCTGCTGACCATCGACGAGTTCCGCAAGTACCGCCGCTTTATCCCGCTGACCAGCAAGCCGTTCTGGACCGCAACGCCCTGGACTACCCTGCGCTCCCCGAACTCCGATGCCGATAACGCGTACAACATCAATACCGGCGGCTCCGTGTACGACAACAATGTCTACAACGCGCACTTCGCCCCGCGTCCCGCTTTGTATCTCCAATCTTCTATCCTTGTCTCTGTTGAGACCGAGGACGAGGAGAAGGTCCTGGCCGATTACACGGACACGGAGCTGATGGACGAGCTGTACCGGCGGAGGAGGGCTACCTATGACGCGGGTTGAGCGGCGCAGGCAGCGGCAGCGCCAGATCATCCTCCGCGTGTGCGCCGGTGTCGGAGCGCTGGCGTTCCTCCTGGCCTGCGTCCTTCTGCTGACCGGCGGCGGTGAGGCGGAGGAGACAGAGCCGGAGCCTATGGAGACGGCGGAGGCCGTGGTTGAGACCACGCCGGAGCCGGAGGCCATCGACCCGCTGAAAGCAGACAAGGAGGCCCTTGCAAGGATGGTGTGGGGCGAGGCGCGGGGATGCTCCACCACGGAGCAGGCCGCCGTCGTGTGGTGCGCTCTGAACCGATTTGACAGCGGGGACCCGTACTACGCCAACTGCATGACGATTTATGACATCGTGACGCAGCCCGCCCAGTTTGCCGGTTACGACCCGGAAAACCCGGTGGAGCCGGACATCCTGTCCCTGGTAGAGGATGTTCTGGTCCGATGGATGGCAGAGAAGGTCTGCGTCGGAGATGTGGGCCGCGTCCTCCCTGCGGAGTACCTGTACTTCACGGGGGATGGCCGGGTCAACAGCTTTCGGGACCAGTACCAGGGCGGCAACACCTGGGACTGGAGCCTGGATAGCCCGTATGAGGAATGAGTATGAAACTCACGCATCTTTCCCTGTTCTCCGGCATCGGCGGGCTTGACCTGGCTGCTGAATGGGCCGGGTTTGAGACTGTCGGTCAATGTGAGTGGGCGGACTACCAGACGCGTGTGCTTGAGAAGCATTGGCCCTCCGTTCCGCGATGGCGGGACATCCGCACGCTGACAGAGGAGAGTTTCTATGAGCGAACAGGACTACGAACAGTTGACATTGTTTCCGGCGGGTTCCCATGCCAGCCGTTCTCTAAAGCCGGACGACTTAGAGGCAAGGCAGACGACCGTTACCTCTGGCCGGATATGCTGCGAGTTATCAAAGAGCTGCGGCCCTCTTGGGTCATTGGAGAGAATGTTGCTAACATCCTCAATCTGGCGCTCGACGATGTGCTTTCTGACCTGGAAACCGCAGGCTACGAAACGAGGGCGTTTATGGTTCCAGCTCGCGGCATCGGCGCTCTGCATCAAAGATATAGATTTGCAATCGTGGCCTACTCCGACGGCGATGGACGGGGCGGACGGTCTCGCAAAGAGGTATCGGAAAGATGCAAACGGCACCAGGTCGATGCTCCTATCGCAGAAGGTCAATTACCTTGCGGGGGGGGGGTTCTGGTCAACTGAACCCGGAGTGGGTCGAGTGGTTGATGGGGTTCCCTGTTGGGTGGACAGAATTAAGTCCCTCGGAAACGCCGTAGTGCCCCAGCAATTCTACCCATTTTTCAAATACATCCACGACATTGAGGAGGAGCTACATGGAGCGTGATGTGAAGCGCGGGTGCTGCTCCTGCACCAGCTACAAACTGACCATGAAACAGGAGCCTTGCAAGAGTTGTAAGGACTGGAGCAACTGGGAGGATAAGGACCATGAACAGACTGCAAGAAACGCGGATGCTGCTGGGACTGACCCAGCCGCAGGTGTCCGCAAAGCTAAAAAGCGTTGAACCGAGGGCGGATGTGGGCATGGTGTCCCGCTACGAAAAGGGCGTGTGCCTGCCTACCAAAGACCAGATTGCTGCCCTGGAGGACCTGTACGGCGTTCCGAGGACAGAACTTTTCGACCTGGAGGACCTGGACCTTCTGGGCCTCCCTGCCGTAGAGAGTGAGCCGACGGAGGAGAGCGAGAAAGTGGACAAGGCACCGCCGCCCAGCCACGCAGGGCGCTTCCGCAAGTGCTACCGCATCAGCCGGGAGTTTGCGGCAAGCCTGCCGGACGACCTGCTCCAGGTGTGCGGGTATTCCTCCTGGCAGAGCTGGCACGACGCGGCGCTCAAGCGGCTTCTGGCAGAATACGCGGCGAGAAGCCGAGGCATCAAGAAAAAGGAGGATAAGACAGCATGAGCGAGCAACTGGACAAGAAAAGCATCCTGGAAATGTCCATGGGTGCCATTCTGGAGCGGGTGGACTATGAGATGGGAAAGGTACTGGACAACATCCTGGACCCCAACACCAAGGCCACCGGCAAGCGCAAGATCACCGTCGGCCTTGAAATCGTCCCAAGCGCGGACCGCCGGACTATCACGGTACATACCACCGCGAAAAGCGCGCTGGTCCCGACGGAGCCTATCACCACAAGCCTGTTCATCACCAATCAGCCTGGGACCGGCGAAATGGTGGTGGCAGAAATGGTCCCCCAGGTCCCCGGCCAGATGTTCCTCGACGGCGGGGAGCAGGACAGCCCCAAGGTCCTAAAGTTCACCAGACAGGCGTAAAGCCACACATCGAAAGGAGTTTTTACCATGTTGAAAGACGCTATCCAATATCTCGTTTCCCTCAAGGACAACAAGACCTATACCATCAACGGCGAGACCTATTCCGACCGCGAGCTGCACCGCATCCCCCGCTATGTCCCCCATCCTTTCAGCCTCGGCGTTTCCGGCCTGGACAGCATCGTGAAGCTGGTCCGCAACGAGCTGGATATGTTCGACAACCTGCCCCTGTTCATCCGCGTGGACGGTGCCCGTAAGGTGTCCGTTTTCTCCACCTACGACGACGAGATGGACCGCGACACCCTGTATGAGGCATCCTGCGATGTGCCGGACTTCCGGGAGGGCTTCCGGGAGCAGGAGAACGCCATCATCGAGCTGCGGAGCAAGTTTGCTCCCGGCGACGGCGTGGACTACCTTCTGGACCTTCTCTCCCGCATCAGCAAGGACAACGGCGTGACCACCCGCGACAACGGCGTGAGCCAGGAAGTGGAGGCCCGCACCGGCGTTTCCCTCAAGCAGTTGGTCCAGGTCAAGCCTCGCGTGCAACTTCGTCCCTACCGCACCTTCCTTGAGGTCGAACAGCCGGAAAGCGAGTTTATCCTGCGTCTGGATAACGACGGGAATGTTGGCCTGTTTGAGGCAGACGGCGGCATGTGGAAGATGCAGGCAAAGGCATCCATCGTGGCCTACTTCGAGGAGAAGCTGGCCGAGGAGATCACCGGCGGCAAGGTTGTTGTGATGATGTGATGGAGCCGCTGGTCGTTATCTGCAAGGACCGGGCGGAATGGCTGGAGGCCCGAAAGGACGGGCTGGGAGCGTCTGACGCTTCCTCCGTCCTGGGCATCTCGCCCTGGAAAACCAATGTTCAGCTATGGGAGGAAAAGACCGGCCTGGTAGTGCCAGAGGACATCGGGGACAACCCGTTTGTGAAGTACGGGAACGACGCGGAGCCTCTGCTTCGGCAGTTCTTCGCTCTGGACCACCCGGAGTACCGGGTCAGCTTTACTCCCTACAAGATCATCAAAAACGCGGAGCTGCCCTTCATCACCTGCACGCCGGACGGAGAACTGGAGGAGATTGCGACGGGCAGGCGCGGCGGACTGGAGATCAAGACAACGGAAATCCAGTCCTCCACCGGCTGGCTGCGCTGGAAAGGTCGCATCCCGGACGAGTATTACGCCCAGGTCTGCCAGCAGATGCTCGCGGCGGAATGGCAGTTCGTGGAGCTTCTGGCGCAAATCAAGTACACCACGGCGGACGGAGAGGACCGCAAGGAGGTCCGCCACTACAAAATCGAGCGGGCGGATGTCTGGGAGGACATCGCCTATATCAAGCGGGAGGCCGTTCCGTTCTGGAACTGCGTGCAGCAGCGCAGACGGCCAAATCTCAAGCTCCCGCCCATCTGACAGGAGGACAATATGAGCATGGAATTTGTAATGGGCAACAGCCTGGAGGCCCTGCCCAAGACGATTGACTTCAACTTCGAGGAGCTGAAAACCCAGCTTGCAAGCAGCCTGGAGCTTTACACCGGCCTGGTGGTCACGGAGGACGGCATCAAGTCCGCCAAGGAGGACCGCGCCAAGCTGAACAAGCTGCGGGAGGCCCTGGAGACCAAGCGCAAAGAGGTCAAGAAGGAGTGCATGGCACCCTATACCGACTTTGAGGGCAAGGTCAAGGAGCTGGTGGGCCTCATTGATAAGCCCATCGCTGCCATCGACGCGCAGCTCAAGACCTACGAGGAGCAGCGCAGGTCGGACAAGCGGGCCGCCGTCAAGGAGATTTACGACGAGACCATCGGAACGCTGTACCCGCTCCTCCCATTCGATAAGCTGTGGCGCGACGAGTGGTACAACACCGGCGTTTCCATGAAGAAAATCCGGGACGCTATTATCGCGGCGGAGTTCAAGGCTGCATCTGATCTGGAGGTCCTTGCGACGGTAGAGAGCGAATTTGCGGAGGCCGTCAAAATCAAGTACCTGGAGCATCTGGATTTGAACGAGGCCCTGCTGGAGCGGGCACGCCTCCAGGAGCGGGCCAAGCGTCTGCGTGAGTACGAGGAGCAGCGCGCAAAGGCCGCAGCCAATCTGCCGGAGGAGCAGCGCATGGAGGCCGCTTCGCGCGGCGCGGAGCAGGCCGCGAACATCCCGGAGCCTGCTGCCGGAGCGGAGCAGGCGGAGACCGTCTACCGGCTGTGCTTTGAGTGCATGGTAACGGCGGCACAGGCCAAGGAGCTGTCCGACTGGCTCAAGGCCCGAAATATTCAGTTTAGGAGGGTTTAATCATGGCAGTTCACAATTCTTTGCAGAGCCGCAGCGGCAGCGGCAAGCCTAAGTTCAGCGTTGCCATTCAGTCGCCTATGTACCAGAAGCTGGTCAACGATACTCTAGGGGACCAGGAGCGCGCCAGACGGTTTGTGGCCGCCATCACTTCTGCCGTGGCCGTAAACCCGGCCCTCCAGGAGTGCGATGCCGGGACCATCCTCTCCGGCGCTCTGCTGGGCGAGAGCCTTAACCTCTCCCCCTCCCCGCAGCTCGGCCAGTATTACCTCGTCCCCTACAAGGACAAGCGGCGCGGTTCCATCGCCCAGTTCCAACTCGGCTACAAGGGCTACATCCAGCTCGCGGAGCGCAGCGGACAGTACCTCGACATTGACGCTTTCCCGGTCGTAGAGGGCGAGTACAAGGGCCGTGACCGCTTTACCCGCCGCCCCATCCTGGAGTTCCTGGAGGACGACGGAGAGCGCGAGAACCGGCCTGTGGTGGGCTACTACGCATACTTCGAGCTGACCAACGGCTTCCGCAAGGTGCTGTACTGGAGCAAGGAGAAGATGCTGGCCCATGCAGACCGCTACTCCCAGGCGTTCTACCTGGATGGGAGAGAGGCGCAGGACCCCCGGTACAGCCGCGTATCCTACGCCGATTTCCTGGCTGGCAACTACCCCCAGGGGGATGAATGGAAGTATTCCTCCTTCTGGTACAAGGACTTCGACGGCATGGCCTGTAAGACGATGCTTCGCCAGCTTATCAGCAAGTGGGGCATTATGTCAATCGACCTCCAGAAAGCCCTTGCAAGCGACGAGGCGGCCATTGAGAACGACGGAACGCCGAATTACCTTGATGCTCCCACGGAGGACAAAGCGCCCGTCCTGGAGCCGCCTGCTGACGCTGGGCAGCCGGACGCGCCGGAGCTGCCGGACGGGCTTTTCAACGAGGGCGAGGACGGACAGCGCGCCCTTGCATAAGGAGGGCTGTATATGCCTAAGACCAACGAGAAAGACGCATATTTCTTCTCCCACGACTGCAACGCGCGAAACGACCCTAAAATCCTGGCTCTCCGCTCCGTTTACGGGGCGGAGGGCTATGGGGTTTACTTCATGCTGGTAGAGATACTTCGCGAGCAGCCGGACTACAAACTTGCAGTCAACAAGTACATCTGGTCTACGCTTGCTATGCAGATGCAGGTGGAAGCATCAAAGCTGGAGCAGATCATCAATGACTGCTGCACGGAGTTTTCGGAGAACGGAAACACCCTTTTGGTGAATGACGGAGAATACCTGTATTCCGCATCCCTTCTCCGCCGCATGGGAAAGGTTGACGACATCTCCAATCTCCGCCGCGAGGCAGCCCGGAAACGCTGGGAAAATAAGCCTTGCAAGACTTCCGGCAATTCCGACGGATGCTCCGATGATGCAAATGCAGGACAGGAGCAGTCCAAAGAAAAGAAAAGCAAAGAAAAGCAAAGCAAAGCAGAGCAGAGGAAAGAAAAGCAAAATATATTCTCGGACTTCGCCTGCGGCGACGCTGATTTGCTTTCCGCCCTCCAGGGCTTCGAGGAGATGCGGGTGAAAATCAAAAAGCCCATGACGGACCAGGCAAAGAAGCGACTGCTCACGGAGTTGGAGAAGCTGGCCCCCGGAGACCGGGAAACCCAGATCGCCATTCTGCACCAGAGCGAGGACCGCTGCTGGGCCGGGGTGTTCGCCCTCAAGGATGACAGGAGCGGACAGATCGGCGGAGGACGCAGGCAGCAGGCCAGCACCGGCGACAAGATGGGCGCGCTTCGGGACCTTCACGACGCTTTCTCCGGGGATGGTGGCGTATGAACAGGGCGGAAATGACGGAAATCTTCGCCGTGCTGATGATTGCCTACCCGCAGGCGGAGATGTTCAAGGCGGAGAGCCAGCAGGACCTCAAGGAGAAGCTGGCACCCACGATAAGCCTCTGGACTACCTGCCTCAAGGACATAGACTTCTGGACCGCGCAGCAGGCCGTTGTCCGTGTCTGTAAGAGCTGCAAGTTTCCTCCCACCATCGCGGAGATGCGGGAGGCGGCGGAAGATGTGAAGCACCAGGTCAAGAGCGAGATCGAGTGGGCCTACATGATGGCGAGGAACGCGGTAAACACCATCATGGACGGAGAGACTTTGAGCGACGCATACGCATCCTTGCCAGCCAGGAGCAAGAAGGTCATTGATGCCATGGGAGGCATGGAGGCGTTTGCACCGGCGGACAAGCCGTTTTTCAACATGGCGGGTTTTGAGCAGACCTACGAGCGGCTGCTGCGGAGCAATCCTGTGGGGCTTCCAGGAGAGGCCGTGGGACAGAAAAAACTAAACTGACAGCGAGGAGGCGGAGACCGTGGGCTATTCCAGTAAGACATTCGTGTGCCCGTTCTTCAAGTGGGACGAGCGCCTGCGTGTCCACTGTGAGGGCGGGTGCCTCTCCTTCCACGACAGGCCAGAGGCAGAGGACTACATAGACCGCCATTGTGCCGACCTGGAGGGCTGGAAGTTCTGCTCTCTCGCCTGCTCTCTGCTGCGATACTACGAAAGGACGGAGTAACATGGAGCGGAATGTCGATAAAATCAAGCGCCTGGAGAAGGAAATCGGGCGATACCAGAAGAAGGTCGCGGACCAGGCCAAGGAGAAGGAGCGGCTGCGCCGCCTGCTGGAGATTGCGGAGGCTGGCGCTATCCAGACACACCAGGCGGTGGACGCAATCCTGGCCCAGACGGCTATTACCTTTGGCGAGGTCGTGAAGGACGAGGAGACCGGCGCGGAACTGGGACACCGGCTGACAGTGCCCGCGTTCAAGGTCGGTGAAATCCTGGGCAAGTACCAGGTCAGAACCCGCCGTGACGAGGAGACCGGCGCGTACATCATCGGCGTTGTTCCCAAAGAGGAAGAAACGGAGGCGGATGCAGAATGAGCGTCCGACGGAACACCACCAACCGCCTGACCCTGTACCGAACCTGCGGAACCTGTGGCCGCCAGATCGTCACCACGGCGGACACGCCCTGGGTGCGCCAGGTCGAGCGGGACGGAAAGAAGCAGGCCACCACCTACTTCTGCTCCGAGAAATGCTTTGCCGCCAGCTATAAGCACATCGGCTGGTACGACGGAAAAGCCGAGGAGCGCCGGAAGCTGAAAGAGGCGCGGCGGGACTGGAAAACGAAAAACCGCAAATACCGGGAGGCTCACGCCGAGGAGCTGCGGGAAAAGGCGCGCCTGCGCCGCCTCGCCAATCCGGGCATGGCTGCCGCCGACAGCGCCTACAACAGGAAGAAGCGCAAGCTGCTGGCCCAGGAGGCGGTGCGGAGTGCATGACGGAAAGACCCCGCTTGAGATTGCTCTGGAGCGGGAGGCTTCCGGGGATGACATCGACTACTGCGACGAGTGCGAGTACATAGCAATCGTCAAGGGCGTGGGCTACTGCGGCATCTCCGGGAAGCTACTGCATCCCATGATGCTTGAACGGGGACAGGGCTGCGGCCCTGCCCGCCGGTGTCAAAAGCGGAAGGAGGCAAAAAAGATGGGACTGACCGGGGCGGACCTGGCCCGTCTGGGTCCTGCGGCCCAGAAGCAGGTACTCGACAAGCTGGGAATGATGGGAAAGCCAAAGGAGACCAAGTACCACAACGAGCCGGACAGCAGGGGCAACCTTCGCTTCGACAGCAAGAAGGAGGCGCGGCGGTACGACGAGCTGCTTGTGCTGCTCCGGGCCGGGAAGATACGAAACCTGCGCTTGCAAGCCCAGTACACGCTCCAGGAGAGCTATATCGCGCCGGATGGAGAAAGAGTGCGGGCAATCCGATATGTGGCTGATTTCTCCTACGAGAGGCCGACGCTGCCGGATAAGAACGGGACCGTGTACTGGCTGCCCGTTGTGGAGGATGTCAAGAGCAGAGCCACAAAGACGGCCCAGTACGAGATGAAAAAGAAGCTCCTGCGGGAACGCTTCAATATCACGATTACGGAGGTTTGACATGGACATCAAACGCGGAAATATTCACTACATCGACATCCCAAACGCCATAGGCCATGAAATGATGAAGGACCGCCCCGGCGTTATCATATCCTGCGACCCCATGAACTACACTTCTCCTGTTGTCAGCGTGGTATTCCTCACCGGGAGCCGCCCTGCGGACGCTCCCTACCATGTGAAGGTCAGCGCGGCGGCCAGCGTGCGCCATGGCACCAGCACGGCGCTCTGTGAGCATATCTACACGGTGGACAAGAGCCGCGTAGGAAAGTGCATGGGACGGTGCAGCGAGGAGGAAATGGCCGCCATTGACGACGGCATCCTAATGTCCCTGACCCTGGGAGACGGTAAGTACAAAGGCCCACAAAGCCAGAAGGTCTACGAGAAAGACGCGTGCGTGAATATCACAAAGAAGGTGCCGGAAATTCCTGCTGTTGAGCCGATTGCACTTGCCGTCGTGGAGCGGGAGCGTGACATCTACAAGAGCCTTTACGAGAAGCTGCTGGACAGCATGACCATGGAACGGAGGATTGGGGCATGAAGATGAACAAGTTTGCGGCGGAGGTCCACCAGAACGCCGTAGAGCATGGCTGGTGGGACGAGGAGCGGAGCTTCGGTGAGATCATCGCCCTGTGCCACTCGGAGCTGTCCGAGGCGCTGGAGGAGTACCGGGCAAAGCGGCCTATGGTGTACTTCGTCGTTGAGATGGACGACGGCAAAGGCGGGACCTATCTGGCAATCAGAGAGGACATCATCAGCGAGGAGGACTTCGCTGGAGAAAAGCCGGAAGGTATCGCCGTGGAGCTGGCCGACTGCATCATCCGTATTCTGGACTGGTACGGAAAGGAGGGCCTGGACACGGACGCTCTGCTGCTGGAGGCTGGCATTATTACCATGTGCGACCTCCCCACTCCCGTCTACGGCAGCTTCGGAGACTTCATAGCACTGCTGCACAATCTCCTGTCTATGGCGTATGCCTGCTGGTGCAACGCATCCGGCATAAGCGCCTCCGCCCTGCGCCTCGCAAAGTGCATCCGCGAGATCATGGCATGGGCCAAAGAGAACGGCGTTGACATGGAGCACATCCTGGACATGAAGCATGAGTACAACAAGGGCCGCCCCTACCGGCACGGAGGTAAGGCGCTGTGAAACTGGGCCAGATCGTGACGAGATACCCGCAGTCCTTCCGGGAGACAGACGGGGAGCGGAACGCGCCCCGCAAGGCCATGAAGGGCCGCGTGGTCTACATCCACCCGCTGGGCCGCTACCATGTCGTAGAGTTTGAGCTGCGCGGCGGGCCGGTTCGGGAGAGTTTTCTGGGGGTGAATGACTGATGGAACGGATTGACCTCTGCCGCCCCTGTGCAATCGCCATCGAGAGCGAGGGAAAGAAGCTGTGCCGACCCGTGAAGCACGGCATCAACAACAAAGTCACCTGCGCGCGCTGCAACCGGCGGCGCTACGGAATGACATACGAGCTTGTGGACACCAAAAGCAAAGCATAAGCACAACAACGGAGACCCTGGGCTTTTGCCTGGGGTCTCTTATCATTTTCCTGGGGCCACGAAAATGGTCTCCCGCTCCAGGGGGAGAGGGAGAGGAAGGGGGGTATGGGGGGATGGAGAGGGAGAGAGGGTCCCCCACGCGCGAGACAGAATTTTTATCCCCGTTTCGTGGCGCAATTCAAAAAAGCCTCTGATACGATAAAAGCAAACACCAATGAACGGGAGGGAAAAGCGCATGGCGAAAAGTAAATACGAAACCCATGTGCTGCCCAACCTGGAGCGCATCGAAAAGTGGGCAAAGGAAGGTGCCACGGCAAAGGACATCGCAGCCAAGCTCAAGATTGCCTACTCTACCCTGCGGAAATACATAGACCTGGGGCAGGACGGGGACGGGCGCTACACGGCGCTTTCAGATGCTTTCGCGCGCGGATGCGAGGTCAGCGACGATGTCATAGAGACGGCCCTGTTCAACCGGGCAAAGGGAATTGAGTACGAGGAGCAGACCTTCGAGCGGGTGCTGAATAAGCAAACCGGCCTCTACGAGGAGGTATGCACCAAGCGGGTGACAAAGTTCATTCCGCCGGACCCCACCAGCGCTATGTTCTGGCTGACCAACCGCAGGCCGGACCGCTGGAAGTACAAGCCGGAGCCTGTTGGAGACGACGAGGACGAGGGCAGCGGCGTTGTGATGCTGGCCCCCGTGATGGAAAACCCAGGCCCTCCGGCCCAGGATGGAGGCGGAGAGGATGGCTAAACGGGCAATCTGGACACCGCAGCCCAGGCAGGCGGCACTCATGGCGCGATTTGAGGACGAGGCCCTGTACGGAGGCGCTGCTGGCGGCGGAAAATCCGACTGCGCGCTGGCCGAGGCTCTGCGGCAGGTGGAAATCCCGTATTATCGCGGGCTTATCCTGCGAAAGACATACCCGCAGCTCACGGAGCTTATGGACCGCTCAACGGAGATATACCCGCGCGCTTTCAAAAAGGCCAAGTTCAACGAGAGCAAGCACGCCTGGACATTCCCCTCCGGGGCCAAGATTTTCTTCGGGTCCATGCAGCACACCAAGGACCGCACAAACTACCAGGGCAAGCGGTATGACTTTATCGACTTCGACGAGCTGACGCAATTTCTCTGGGAGGAGTACAGCTATATGTTCTCCCGGAACCGTCCAAACGGTCCGGGGACGCGCTGCTACATGAGGGCGCAGGCAAACCCTGGCGGCGTGGGCCACGGCTGGGTAAAGGAGCGCTTCATCACGGCGGCAAAGCCGATGGAGACCTTCTGGGAGCAGGTCAAGGTACGCTTCCCGGACGGACACGAGGAGACGCGCTGGAAGTCCCGCATCTTCGTCCCGTCCTCTGTGTTCGACAACCGCATCCTGCTTGCAAACGACCCGGACTACCTCACGCGGCTTGCCTCCATGCCGGAGCAGGAGCGCAAGGCGCTTCTGTACGGAGACTGGGACACATTCGCAGGGCAGGTATTTACCGAGTGGCGCAACGACAGCGACCACTACGGAGACCGCATAAATACCCATGTGATAGCGCCATTCAAGGTGCCGGAGACCTGGGCTATATGGTGCGGGATGGACTGGGGCTACTCCAGGCCGTTCTCTGTTGGCTGGTATGCCGTGGACGGAGAGCGGCGGATGTACCGCATCCGGGAGTATTACGGCTGCACCGGCACACCGAACCAGGGCGTGAAGCTGGAGCCGTCGGAAGTGGCCCGGAAGATCAAGAAGATTGAGGCAGAGGACCCGAACCTCAAGGGCAGGCGCATCTTCCGCGTGGGAGACCCGGCCATCTGGGGCAGCCAGGGCACGGAGAGCATCGGCGCTCTGATGGAGCGGGAGCGCGTGTACTTCGACCGGGGCGACAATGCCCGCATAGACGGAAAAATGCAGGTCCACCACCGCCTCGCCTTTGACGAGAGCGGAGTACCCATGCTCTATGTGTTCAACACCTGCAAGCACTTCATCCGCACGGTGCCAAACCTGGTATACGACGAGAAGGATGTGGAGGACATCGACACCGACGGAGAGGACCACATCTACGACGAGCTGCGCTATGTGTGCATGAAGAACCCCATCGCCCCAAGGCAGAACAAAGCCCCCGCCCTGGTGGTATATGACCCGCTGGACCTGCAAGAGGGGCAGCAGACATACGACCGATACGACTTTTACAGGAGGTACTAATCATGGCATTTTTCGGGAAGAAACAGGAGCATGGCGGCCAGGTGGCCGTCAACGGCGTTCCCGGCGTTCAGCGCAGGGACACCATAGACCAGCAGGCCGCCGCCGCGCTGCTGACGGCCAACCAGCACGCGCCCCTGGTAGGCGCTTTTCGCATGGGGAACGGGAGCGGCACATCTCCGCGCATCGGCAAGGAGGAAATCGCCAAGGCCATTGACACGCTGACACGCTATAAGCAGGGCAAGGCCAACCTGGAGAACCGCATCGTTGAGGACGAGCTGTGGTGGGAGCTGCGCCATTGGGAGGCAATC